ATCGAATTAGACCCTTTGATCTGGCCCAGAGCAGGAGGGTTCGTAAAACAATCAAGCATAAAATTGCAACCATGCTGCCTATACTGGTCAGCAAGGCCAGGATTACCCATAGAGTCCCTCCTATTGCCATCATGAGGGTAAGCAATAGGGATGAAACCGGGCCTAAGAAGAATCTCTTTAGCGTGTTCAGCAGGACTCCTCTTGTTGGCATTGTAGGCATCGTAAACATAGAAGACTTCTTCTTCAAGGTCTAGTGCTGCCCATACAACTGCTGTGTCGTGATCCCATCCAAAGTCTATCCCCGCTATCCTAGGCCAATGATCCTGTATCTCTACATCCTCGTAAAGCAACTTCTCTTCTGGTATAGGAAAAACCAATCCCGAACCAATCGTAGGTTTACCGTACTTCCTCATCTCCCTTTCGTGGGGTGAGTATGCAGATAGAATCTGCTCCATCACATCCTTGTCCAGGTGTCCTGGCTTACCAAACATAGACCTCGTATCCTCTGAGGCATCATCCCATGTGGCGTTAGTCAGGCTCTGTCCCTTCTTTATATTGTTCATGAAGGCACTCACAGTCTCCGTCATGCCCTTCTCTGGGGTAAAGGTTAAGTACACCATACCCCGGCGATCAAGCGTCCTGGTGACGCTCTGGGAGTAAAGGGTCCTATCAGGCTCCTCATCCAACCAGATGCAGTCAACAGAACGACCCATCCATTTCTCTGTACCTGACTCGTAACTCTTAAAGTGCACGGTAGAGTTGTCTCCACTGATGTGCTTTATAAGGGCTAGGGCCTTAGCGTTAGGGACCCCTGGCTTACGCTCAGTGCCCACTATGGTGTCTCTAGGTACACACCCAGTACCCCACTGCTCTGGGTCCTCTGGTGCCCCTAGGAGTTCGGCTTGGCAGATGTCTCGTGTCGATTCATTAGACACCCCACCTACCCAGGCTGTTATAGCCTTACGGTACTTACGACCTTTCCACCACTCAGGGTATATCCCTGTGAGGTGCATTGCCATCTCCATCGCTCCAGAATATGACTTTCCTATTCTGTTGGCACACATTAAAAGCCTTTGGTTATGGCCCATCCCTGTGTCATGAAACTCCTTCTGGAAAGGGTACGGATCATACTGGGTGATCTTGGAGTACTTATATCTATGAGCCAACTCCTTAGCCACCTCAATGGCGCTCTCTAGTTCACTTCTTGACTTAGGTTTTGTTTTCATAATCCTTTAGATACTGTGTAGCAGTCTCAAGACCTTCTATGTTATCCCCTAGTTTACCTATACCTGTGTTGCAGTTAGTACATAACAAACCCCTAACACCGTTAGGGTCCCCTTCCATACCATGAACATGGTCAACAGAAAGGGACTTCTTGAACTCTAGGTGGTGCCTACTGCAAACCTTGCAGCATCCGTCTTGCTTATACAACATCACGTTGTAGTCATCTAGTGTGATGCCATACTGTGCAATCAACCTTGAATTAGTAATTACATCCTTCCTTTTTTGGTATGATTTTGCTAAAGTTTCTTTCCGTACTTCTGGGAAGGTTGCAAGGTATACTGCCTTTTTAGCCTTACGATCCTCCTTGTATTTGTGGTAGGATTTTCTGTTTACTTCATTTTGCATTGCTTTATCTTTATAAGGCATTACTGCAAGGTACTAGTAAGTGATTCCATCTAAGCCTTCCTTGACTTACCTTTGGGGATACCTTTGTTTTCCCTGGCTATAAAGGTATTGATATCAATGATCTTAACCGGGCTCGGCTTTGCATTCTCTTTCTTGTAATACTTGTCCCTGTTTGGTTTTACCCCACCCTTGGGTTGGGGTGCTGTCTTACCGCCAAACTGATGGTGTCTGTTTCTGAAATCTGACATAATTACCTCCTATTGCAAAGTTGATGTTAAGGATTCCAACTCAGCCATTAACTCTGCTGTAGTCTTCTTCTCTACATGGGTGACCTCAGTCTCAGTCTTCTCTGTGGGCTTGTACCCTGCTCTGTCGAGCAGGTCCTTACAGGCGTTAAGCCTGACAGCCTCACTCTCTGCATTAGCAGCCAGGGCCAGTATAGCGTTAATAGCAATAGGTACAGACTCCTTCAGCATAGCCTTCTGTCCTTCCTCTATATGAAGTTTCAACTTCCTCTTCTGGTCATAGCCACGCTGCTTAGGAGCGCCATAGCCAGCATGTTCCGCTGCCTTGGTAGCATTACCAGATAGCAGGTAGTAGTCTAGGAACTTCTCTTGTTGTTTAGTTATCTGTCGTGACATAATCTAGCATCCCTTCCCCGGTCATTAATATTCCTGCTGCCTTTGCTGCTGTCTTGGCACGGTCACCAAGGGTACTGGTTGTAGTGAATCTCTCCTGGAGATTTCCCCTTAATGCCTCTGCCGTCTGGCTCATGGTAGCACCACGTTGATTCTTTGCTGCACTCTGACCTGACTTGAAAGCACCATCCTTGGTGATCGGTATAAGGTCTACCGCTACGAACTCATCAGTACCAGCGTTAAGAACATTGTCTACCTGCTTCTGTAATCCTAATTTCATCTCATCGAACACGAATAGGTTAGCATCGTTTGTGCCTTCCTTGACTAGAAGTCTCATATCAAAGTTAGCAAGTAACCTGTCCTCACCTAACGCTCTACTCTGGAACGAAAGATATCCATCAGAGACATTGGTTCCCCGGATTAGTTCATCAACGTTGATCAAGGGGTTCCAGGTCAGGAATGAATCTCTCTCTGCCTGGGCCTTTGTTGATGCTGTCTTCACAGCACCCTTACGGGGTTTACCATTCTTATTCAGTTTTAGGTTGTTTACCTTATCACCTATCTTAACCAACTCATCCATCACACCTGAGTTGTATCGTTTAGCCTGGTCAACCATGTTCTCCATAGTGAAAGGCATGTCATCAGGCATCATCTTCCACACCTTGAGTGCTGTGGCAGCGGGACTGTATACACCTTTCACACCATGATACATGTAATCATTCCCACGTACAGGTGCACCGGCTCTATTGGATTGATCGATCAGAGTCCTTAGGGGACTGATATCATTCCAAACCTTTGTGTTCAACTTAACACCCTTACCTGCAAGACCTAGTTTCTCAACCATTGGCTTGGCTATGTGGTTGGTCACCACATTGGTGGGTAAGGATGAATCTAATATGTTCTTTATCGGGAGTCCTGACTGTGCCAGGTCATCACCGTAGGTCCCTATAGTCTTAGGGAATAGGTACTTCTTAACGTCGTTAAAGAATCCGTTGTTACCTGGGAAATGCTTTTGGGAGATGGTATCAATATACTGCATCTGTGATATCAACTCATTGTTGTTTGGTGCTGAGTGCCTGTTGTTAGAAGCAAAGTCAATCTGATCTAGAAAGTCTTTCTTCTGTGATGGGCTAATCCCATGCTTACGGTACAGTGCATCAGCCTCTGTGTCCCACAACCTAGCAGTCATATCCCTGATCGCTCTCTTAGGCATCTGCATAACCTGTGATAACTTGCCACCACGATACCACGAGGGTACATCCTCAGGGCTCTCAAACGCCTTGTTACGGCGTGTAATGTCTTGAGGCATGGCTATGTGTCCAACAGCCCTCTTGGCTGCTCCTGTGGCTATCTTAGCGCCAGGGAAAGCCTCGATACCAAAAAGGGCGGCATCACCATAGGTAACATCACGCCCTTGCATATAGTCGTTAGGAGCATCTGTAAACCCCTCTAGCAGTGTCCCACCAACAAACCCAGGCCAGGTCATAGGGTTGCCCCATGTTGCCCGGTCACCAAGGAATGTGGCGTAATCATTGACCTTATCAAGGCCCTGTGAAAGAAGCCCAGTATTAGGGATGCCATCACCCTCTATCATTACCTCTCCCCAGATGTTATCGTTTCGGGAGTTGGGTTCTGGATAAAGGGTGGTGTCGTTTAGTTCGGCTTGTATTTCAGCCCAACTTTTTCTTTCGTTTTCTTCCATGTATTATTCCCTTTCTTTTCTGGACCTGCATTGAGTATCTAACCTTCTGTATCCTTCTAGATATACTGTTCTGAAACAGTATGGGAATCAAGGCATGGAACAAACCAAGAAGCCCTGCAACTAGCAGAGTGGCGCTCCATCTGATTGCATATAACCCATGCTTGAAGTAACCTTCTTGACAGTGCTTAGACATGGCTATCTACCTCTGGTAGATCGCCTACTGTGCTGTAATCTTCGATTACAGTCACACACAGAACGGCAGGAAGAGATATTGGCTAGCGAACACGAGAATTGTGGTTAGTACAGCGATCCCCAATCCATTGGCTAACTTCCATAGAATATCTTTCATAGACTTTCTCCGAGATAAATAATGTATGCTACCACAAAGTGTGGAGGGTTAACTCCTGCATGACTGTGTGGTTGATTGCCACCAGTTGCTCCAGTCTTAGTGTTGTCTAAATCTGTTTCTTGGACTCCACCTGATGCACCCTGTGATGATCTGCTGGTGGTGGTGCTATGAGTATGGCTGGGCATCTGAGCAACGGTAAGGGTATGATCAGCAGTTGTGTCAGACCCACCTGTGTTCCCATTCTCAGAAAGAAAATTACCACCCCGGACAAACATGTTCCTCATGTCGGGTACTTCAGACCAATCACTACGACCATCCTGCTGGGCATTAACTCCACCATCTGCCAAATACCAATTCCTTGAGTTTAACTCGGTGATATCTCCTGGATTGCTCCAGGACCAAATAGCAACCATACCACGGGGAAGACTTAAATCTGTTCCGGGTATTCCCTGGATTCCCTGTATCCCTTGGATGCCTTGATCACCCTTGTCGCCTTTGGTTCCGTGAGTACCAGGATCACCTTTAACTCCTTGGATACCTTGCTCTCCTTGAATACCCTGGATGCCTTGCTCTCCTTTAGGACCTTGTGGACCCTCTGCTTTACCCATGTCATCCCAACTTCCACTTTCAACCCACGCCCATACATGCTCATTATCTAAGACAATGTAGGCGTCACCAGTCTCACCGTTATATGAATTAGGCCATCCTGGTAAGTCTGTGTAGGTTGCAACTGAACCTAGGAGTTGTATGCCTAGAAGTTTTTGACCTCTCTGGAATACAACAGTACCTTCAAACATTACCGTTCCAGTTGGGCTACCTAATGTTAAGGTTCCCGCTGGGGTCCGGGGTTCAACCCGTCCGGTTTTAATCTTGCTCATCTACTTCCTCCTTTCTATCAGCATCGCCACAATGGCATAAGCACTCGGAGTGATCACCAGTGTTTACACATGGGCAATCGTACTGTACACACAGACCACAGTCACAGATCACGAGAGTCTCTGCACAGCAGTGACTCGACAGATGAACTGCCGTAGGCAGTTAATCACGAGTCAATGACCATACCTTTACGTCCTTGTTCACCACCTCATGTTTGAGTCTGTAGTTACAGAGTAGATCAAGAGAGTAATCAGACGGTTGCCCGTATACCCCTGGAGTACCACTGACTCTATCCCAGCATGAGTCTCCTGCATCTACACCGACTGAGAAGCCGTGATTAAATTTTGTTAGTTGTGCTGCTGGTATGGCTAGGGTTCCTGCATACGATAGGGCTAGCCACCCTAAAAAAGTTATACCACTCATATTTGTTCTCTCCTGTCGTAATATTTTTGTATGTAATCTATTGCTTTCTGCAATCCTTCGATGCTGTCACCAAAGGTGCCTAGCGATCCGTTGCAGGGTCCACACAGCAGCCCTCTGACGCTGTACTCTCCTGTCTCACCATGCTCATGGTCCACGCTCAAAGCCCTTACCATCTCTGATTGGTGCTTGCCACATAGGGCACAGCGATTGCCTTGCTCTGCTGCAAGACGATCATAAAATTCTGGGGTAATGCCGTATGTCTTTTTGAGGTTGTATATCAGGGCGGTCTCCTTCCCCTTGGCCGACTGGTTGTATTTCCTTCGGGCCGCCTTAGTTCCACTCATTTGTTATCCTCTTTGATTGGAGCCTTGTAGCCTCCAAATATTTTATTAAAACTGCCACGTACGAATCCCATCACCTTCCCATCGTCTCTGAATGTAGCACCAACATCAGTTGTATCTGATATCGGTGCAGCAAAAACGACTTCATAATTGTCATCTTGTATGTATTGGAAGTTGGCTGTGAATGGTAGGTTCATCTTTAATCCGTATGCTGCACTTACGGTTACAAGTGCCAGCATAAACACAGCAAGTTCATCATCATATTTTTCATGCCATTCCTCTTTCTTTACTTCCCAGGCCAAATCGCTGCAAATAGCAGACCCACGACCATTCCCTGTTCCGACTACACCCCGGTATTCACAGGCTATATTTCCGAACCTACGTGCCTCAGCGGTAGTGCCGTTCCGGTTGTACTCACTGACTACCACAGGTTTGCCAAGGGTTAGGGCATATTCTATTGCAGCCCGGAATTGTGCTTCAGTCTTATCGAATCCTGTCTGTAAGTAAATTATATCTGCCTGTGCAAGGTACGCCTCATTGCCTGGTACTCTGGTCAGATGTACTCCAATGGGTTTATCAGTCTTCAGCCTCATCCTTTGGATGATGACGTTAACTGCTTGTGGTGTGTAGTATTCATTGCATTCCAGGCAGGCAACGTAGTGAGATACTCTATCATCACTGGCAGCAATCACCTGATCGTTGTAGTCTAACTGGTTGCCAAGACCAAGGGCATTAATCTCGGGGGAATCATCACCCCTCATCCATATTACAGGAGCCAGTCCAGCAGCGTTAAGATCATCAAGGCGTTCACCCCATTGTGAATTGACTCCGTTAACTATGCCCCAATCCTTATCCGTGTTCCTCGCTAGCATATCGAAATGACTGTCGCCGTTTGCCAGCACAATACTTCTTACTTCCTTCCTCCACTCATCATCCCTGTCATCTGACAGGTAGGACAAGGAGGAAAAGGCTTTACCGTCTACTAAGAAGGATGACTTGAAGTCCGCCTCTAGGATACCTGATCCCAGGGTGGCTACTGTAATTACCAGGCCGACAAGGGCCATGGTGAGTACCCATCGGGTACTCCCCGAAGCACATGATCTTCGATCATGAGCGATGGTTAAAAGGGCTTTCATGGTATCTCCTCTAATTATCCAATACT